GGTATGTTAGAGTATAGTGAGGCAGACCTTAAGGATGTTCATGCAGAGTATGATGAATATCATAAAGATGATGTGGTAGATATTAATGATGCCAAGATTAATGATTATCATACAAGACATGAGGATCAGCATCTAGAAGTCTATTGTGATAATCATCCAGATGCATTTGAGTGTAGAGTATACGACGAATAATCTATGGAAGGAGGATCACTATTTAATCCAGGATTTATAGGGGGGAATTTTATTTGGTGGTTGGGACAGATCGCTGATAATTCTTCTTGGAGAGATAATGAGCTGCCTGGTAAATTTGTAGGGGCTGGTTCTATTCCTGGATTTGGTAAAAGATATAGGGTAAGAATTATAGGTGTCCATGATAAAGAAGAGGAGATGATCCCTTCTGATCAACTTCCTTGGGCAAATATAATGTATCCAGTCACTGCTGGCGGTGGTTTAGGTGGTTCATACCAAACTGCTAACCTCCGTCAGGGGATGTTTGTCTTTGGATTTTATATGGATGGGCAAGATATGCAAGTGCCTGTCATTATGGGTGTGTTGGGTAATAATGCACAGACACAATTAAGTACTAAAATTGGTAATAATGATAGTAATTTTGCAGGAACAAGTGGATATGCTCAAGGTCAAGAAGATATAAAAGGAACAGCAAAGTCTGTACCAATGGATGAAGGTAAATCTATAAGTAAACCAAAAGATGCTGAAATTAGTAAGGAAGAATCAGTTTTATCAGGAAATATTAAAACAGATAAATTTGGTATTCCTGAAAATCAAACTGCAACACCAGAACAGCAAAAAGATTTAGAGAATGCCAGAACTCAATTTGAACAGATGAGTTCTGAAGTAAAACAATATCTTTATGGTGATAACCAAGAAGATGGTAGAGCACAGTTTATTAAGGAAAAAGTTCTAGATGGAATGAGAAATAGATGTGCTTTTGCTAATTCTCCTGGATCACCTGCAAGACCTGGTGCAACATTGGAAGGTATATCATCAATGATGCAGGTAGCTGCTGCAGATATAAAATTAGAAGATAAGTATCGTGAGAAAACTATTATAGTAGTTCCTGATAAAGTAGTTGAGTCATCTATTAAAGCAATTCAAACTATAACCGAAAATTTAACTGCTAAAATTGAAAAAACTTTATCTGCTATGTCAAATTATGAAGATGCAGTTTCTGGTCCTGTTCAACAAGATGATTTAAAAAAGTTAGTCGGAGATGCTGCATGTGGAATGTCAAAGTATATGAAATTGATTATGGATAAAGTGATGGAGTATACAAACAAAACTTTAAATGAAGAAATGACAGAGACTGTATCTGCCATGCCATCTTGTTTAAGATATCAATTTGCTGATATTAAGAATGTTATTAATCAGAAAAGTTTAGAAAAATATAATAAGATTACTGATGGTATGTGTGGTAAACTTGAAAATATTTTAAATAATACATTGGATATTGATAATTTGATACAGGCACAGAAGGATAAAAATAAAAGTAATCCTAATTCTTCTGCTGGTATTTCTACTACTGTAAATGTAAAAACAACAGATCCTGAAACAGGTGAAGAAAAAACTTTAACTATATCTCGTAATCTTCTTCCAGAATCAACACATCCTCAAGTTAAGACATGTTCTTCAGAAGCTATTGTAGGATTAGCTATGGCAGATTCTTGGAAAGAAATTAATGATGCTAATAATAATAGTATACAAGGTATTGGTCGTTATTTGGAAGATGTAAATTCTCAATTAAAAAAATTGGATGCTGAACAATTGGATCCTGCAGATGATACTAGTACAGAAGGTGCAGTAATAGAAATAACTGATGAGGAAGTATTAAATGAAGTGAAGGGAGGAACCAAATATAAAACTATGAATAAAGTTGGAGTTGAATGGAGAACAAGTACTGTTCCTGAAAGAACAACTGTAGTTTCAGGATTTACTGCTGCTGATGCTACTGGTGAGGGATTGCTTGTTGATATATTAGTTCCAACAGGTGGTCTTGGTGGCACTGGATCAGGATCAATAGATTATGTGTGGGTGAATCAAGGAACTGGATATACAAATGTAAATGCAGTTAATTGTGTTGGTGGATCAGGAACAGGTATGAAAGTTAATATAGTAGCATCAGCAGGATCTATTACTAATATTTTTACTCATACAACAGGAACAGGATATAAAAAAGGAGAAGAAGTCACTATACAAAGTGGAAATTTTGATGCAAAGATTAGATTGTTGGATGTATGGGGAAAGATTCAAGACGGTGGAATAACTGTAAATAGAAGAGGACTTAAATATGTTGAAGGAGATGTTTATACTATTCTACAAGGTAGTGGGGACGGTACTTTTATGATTCTTCAAGTTGATAATCCAGGTGATGGTAAGGCAAACTCATCCGACCCATCTAAACCTCAACAATTAGCTAACATGATTCCTAGTCTTTCTAATCTGACTGGTAATCTTACTTCAGCACTTAACTTTAAGAATATTACAGCAAACATATTTCCATTTGAACTTCCTCCCAATTCTTCTCCTGTCGATTATGTAACTCTAGTTCATGGTGGGGAAGGTCAAACTGATAGTCAACTTCCAAGTGTTGATAGCATTAGAAAAAATGTTACCGAAACAATTGAATCCAAGAAGAAGTTTAATTTAGATTCTAAACAGATTCCTTTCCGTACTCCTAAAGTAAAACAAGTAGTTGATTTGGTTACTAAGAAAGTGTCAGAGACATAATAAATATTAATTATGACAGATAATATTCCTACATTTAATATTTTTGGTTCTCCTACGAAAGATGATATCCGAGTTGGGTATATCTCTACGGATAGGGGGATGGTAGATGATGTCACTATTTGTGAGGCTAATGAGTTAGCTAAAAAAGATCCAGGAATGCTTTTTATTTTTAGAAATAGAAAGAAAATAGAATATATTAATATCAATAGAGTTAATGAATTGACTACAAATGATTTGTTTGCTGAAACTACTGGTGATTGTGGAATTGAGGGATTGGATGATGTATCTGAAACAAGTTCGCAGAATGTAGGAATAGCATCTGTTAAAGGTATTACAGTTGATTATGCAGACACAGTATGTAAACCAGAGGTACAGGTATTTGGTGGAGGTGGATTAGGAGTTATAGCAAATCCTATAATAGGAAAAGACGGATCAGTTCTTGCTGTGGATGCAGACTGGCCGCAGGGATATGGTTATGAGTATAAACCTGCAGCAAGAGTCGTAGATCCTTGCGGAATAGGAGCAGGAGCAGTATTAAAAGTTATAATGGTTGAGGGAGATGAACCTGAATTGATGGAGTATATTGAGTATGATGATGAGGAGGATTTTGAAGATTATAAGATTTGTCCAAAGAATGAGGCAGGATATGGACAAAGATATAATATCAGAGGTAGTAGTGATGGTGAGTGGGATCCAAATTTATATTTTGATGGTGGAGTTCTTTCATTTGAACAGCAACTTGAAAAATATAAGGACTTTCTTTTAAATGCACCAAATCCTTGGTGGACTACTAGATCTCAATTTCCTACAAAAACTACAAGTGGAACAAAAGTTAGTAGAGAGAAGTATGATGTAAATCATTGGGCATGGGGTAGTGTTCCTAATCCACCTGGTTTGGGTACTATAGTTGGTAATTTATATCTAGAATTATTTGGAAGGAAACCTGAACAAGATGGGTTTACTTTCTGGCAAAAGAAATTAGATAAAGGTAGCACCGAAGAAGAGATAAAGTTAGAAATGATGACCATGCCAGAGTATGCATTGGTTCAGAAAGATGGGAGATGGGCAGAAAATGACCATGCTTGGATAGGCGGTGCTTTTTATAAGCCAGATCTTAAGAACTTTATGAATAGTTATGCGATCTCACCTATTCCTATGTCTAATGTAATACCATCAGACTTTGGTGGTCAAGAGCATTATTTTGAATGGGATATAGATTTCCCTCATAAGGGTGAATATATTTTTAGGTTCCAATGTGATAATGAAGGAACATTATATGTTGATGGGGAAAAGCAAGGAGAATATAAAATAGGAAAGGGTGGAGCAGCAGGTAATGTTTTATCACCACCAGAAGAAACTAAAGTTGATATTAAAAAAGCAGGAAACCATAAAGTTAGGGTTGATCTTCTTAATGGTAAGGTGATGAAGAAGGTAGCAGAGCAACAGAAATTAGATGCTCTAGCAACAAGTGATGAAGTTAAGTTTGATATTCAATTATCAACAATGTATGGAGCGAGTGCTACTATTGAAGGATTGGATATTAGTTATGAAAAGACTTATGGTGTAGGTAAGGATGTTTTTGATTCTATTACAAAGAAAGTTGAGTATGGAAGAGTATATGATGTTAGGGTATCAAGTAATAATAAAAGAACTGGTAATTTACCTCCTACAAATAAAGAACTTGAATTTGATGGACTTCATCCAGCAAATAATCCTATTAAGGTTGTTAATCAAAAGCAATTAGTATTAAAAGATGGTCATGGTGATGATGCTAATGCAACCTTTACTATTGATAGTGGTAACGCAACTTGGGCTGCAGATGGTAAGAGTATTATAGGAACAGGAGAACAAACAATAACTTTATGGTGGAATGATGCAAGAAGAAGAGGTAGATCTATTAATAGTATTAAATTAGGTTCTACAATATGGACACGAAAGGGTAGTAGTGGAAGTGAAACTCATGTTCTTACTTTAGGTGGAGGAATAGGACAGCTAGGTGGAGAAAATAATAAAGCACATTTAAGAACTAAAGGTCAAAATGTTCTACAAATGGAAGACATTCCAGGAACTGATGCAGGTGGAGGTGGTGTAGGTAATTTTTATGATGATGTTGTTATTACAGCAGATCAAGGTAGATTTTTTGACATAAATGGACTAACTGCCAAGTATACTTTAGGAGATAGACCTGTAGAAAGGGGTTCAACTTCTACTGAAAACACTGGTGAACTTCAAACTATATTTAATACTGCTGAATATATTGATAAGGCTGATAGACCTCTTTGGAAAACTAATATTGTTACTACTAAAGATTCTAACTTTGTTAATCGTTATGGTATATCTCCTTTTGATACTTCTGTTAAGTATGAAAGTTCAATGGCAGGAACTTATACTATTAAATGGCACAACGTTAAATTTCCTGTAAGTGGTGAGTATGATATTGGAATTGGTGTTGATGATAATGTAAGATTAAGAATTAGGAGTAATACTCATACTATTGGTACTCAAGTTGATATTAAGAAAGATGGTTTTGCTGTAAGGGGTGATGCTAAAACTTATACTGGATCAAGTTTGTATAGAAGATTTATTGAAGCAGGAAGTTATACTATCGAAGCTGATTTAGAACAAGTAGAAGGTGGTGATTTAGGATATAGAAATATTGCTGGAGAAGATGTAGGTGGTAATCCTATGACTCTTGCGATTAATATAGAGACAGTATTTTCAGAGTCAAAGGTTCAAGCACAAAAATCTTGGAATCAGAATCCACTTGGTGTTGCGATGACCATTGAGGCTCCTCCTCCACCTGTTCCACAAGAACTTCCACCAAAACAAGAAGGTAGATGCCCTCCTAATCCTTTTTGGTCTACTCGTTTTCCTGCTGAAGGTGAGCAGTGGTATCCTTTTATAGATCATAGAAAGGTCTATAGGTATGCAGTTTCTCCTGTTATACCTTACGGTAAAGAGAATACATCAGGTGGTTCTAAAACGTATTCTAATACATGGAAGATTGTAGCTCCTTATGATGGTTTCTATAAGATAAAGGCAACTGCTGATGATTCTGCTGTAATTAAATTTGATGGAGAGGAAGTTTTAAGAACAGTTGGTGTGTCTAGTATGGCAGAACATAAGTTTTTTATTCAAGCTTTTAATGAGGAGAATCCTCCTAAACCCATAGAACATACTCTTACTGTTGATGTTAGTAATGTTGGACAAGAAATTTATGATTCAATAGATAAAAGAATTTTTAGTACACAAGGATGGGCAGCACTTGGAACTCAAGTAGATCAAACATTGAATACTAATGAAGTTGAGATTAAGATGTCTACTTCAACAATGTATGGTGCTACAGCATCTATTCCAGAGTTGGATATGTATATTGAGAAAGAATATGGAATAGGTAATGATGTATCAAAAACTTTTACTAAACAAGTTGAGTTTGATAAAGTATATGATGTAAAATTAACTAGTAATACTATAAGAACTGAAAGTTCTACATCTACAATAGGTGGTTCATATCCTCTTGTATATACAAAATTCAAGGAGGGATGTCTACGTAGAAAGAGTGATAGAAGATTAGAATATGATGATAGTGTAGGTAATATTGGTTTTGATAGACAAACCAACGAATTTGCTGGTGCTTTTACTATTGATAATGTAACAGGAGGTACTGCTAAATTCTCTGCTGATGGTAGTAGTATTGAGGTTCAGGGAGATGAAGTAAAGGTTACATTAACTTATAATTGGGATGATAATCCTAGAAGAAGTGGGAGAGTGCTTGAAACAATTTCAATTAAAGATACTGTTTGGAGGCAATTAAATTGGAGAGCAAGTGAGAATAGATGGGTTGTGGAGAGTATTGGTAGTCATACCTACACAGTAACTTTAGCAGGGAAAACTACATCAACAACAACTAAAACAATTGGTGGAGCAAATAATGGTGCAGTATTGAGAACTAAAGGTGAGAATGTTCTTCAAATGGAAGACATTCCTCATGTATCTATAGAAGAACAAAAAGTTCTTTATGATGATGTAATTATTTCTGCAAGTCAAGGTAGATTTTTTGATATCAATGGTTTGAATGCAAAGTTTGTTTTAGAAAGGAAAACTAAAAAGGTTCTGCAAGGTGGTATCACTAGTGGTACTGTAAAAGATGGTGTGATTTATACTGGACCTGAATTATTCCATAAGAATTTTAGTGGATGGGGTCCATTTATGAACAAGGCTTCTGTGTCACAGAATCCTTCAGTAGCAAATACACAAGTTGTTAATTATACATGGGAGAATGTTGATTTCCCTGAAACTGGTACTTATAAAATTAAATTCCAAAATGATGCACATGCAGACCTTTATTTAAACGGTAAGAAAATAATAGCATCAAATTTTGATAATGTAGCAGGGGTTTCTGATATTGATAAGGCTAATTTTAAGGGATCAGGTGTATTTCGTAATATAACAATAGAAAAAGGTAAACATACTCTTACTGTTGGACCTCCAAACGATGCTCTTATAGATACTCTTTTCAAACAACCTGCAGGATATGAATGGCATAAGAATCCGAGTGGATTTGCTCTTGAAATTTTAAAGGATACGAAGATAGCAAGAAAAGGTGCTGATGGGAAACCAATTACAAAATCTTGGAAAGAGAATCCAGTAATGGTTTCTGCACATCTTATTCCACCTCCTTGTCCTAGATTAATAGAAGGTAAGGGTTCAATTAAAGATATAATACCTATTGTACCTGGATGTGGATATCCTCCTGGAGGTGGAGGAGGTGATCCTAGTGTCTATGATGTAACATTAGAACTAACAGAGATTATAGTTGAAGATCCAGGAATTAATTATGATCCTGAAGATGAGGTTATAATTACAGGTGTTGATGGCGATCCAGTTATACCTCCTTTTAAACCAATTACTGGTGGTTTTGGTGAGATAATAGATATTCCTATTCCACCAAGAGTTGGTGTAGTAACAACTACAACAGGAACTCCTCCACCTCCTTCACCACCAGGAACTCCACCTGGAGATCCTGGAGACCCACCACCTCCACCACCAGTAACTCCTCCTGGTTATTCGGGATTTACAGGAACACCTGATATAACAATATCAACATCTACTGGTATTGGATTTAAAGGAATCCCTGTATTTACTCCTAGAAGAACTCCACCTCTTGTAGATCCTAATAGATTACTTCAGGTTACTGATCTTGTTGGACTCAAACAGACTGGATACTATGATGGTAAACCATATTATGGTGCTATCTTCTACAAGAATGGTATTAAGTATGCTGGATGGTATGAAACGGCTGGACAATTAGTTCAGGTATATGATACACTACAAGAAAGTATTGATGCTATGGTAACTACACCTCCATCTGCAATTCAGAGACAGGGTTCTGATATTACCAGCAATGATCCTCGTCTTAATATTCCAGGTACTCCTGATAATCTTACTTACTAATTAAGAAATGGCAGTAGAGAAAAGAGGTTTAACAACAGTTAATGATAGATTACGTAAGGATAATCCAGGTGATAATCCAACGGATCAAGCACAACAAAATTATACAGAGATTGGTCTTGGGAATGACAAAGGATCCATTAAGATGGGTCATGTTCATAAGCAAGGTGATGTAACTGCTGGTATTGGATTATATACTCCTGATGCAGAGCACCAATTAAGTTTGGATATTGACGGTGAAAGAAAAGGATGGACAATAGCAACTGGTCCAGGTGCTTTTCAGGTTGAGTGTGGAAGTAAGATGGAGGAGGCAGAGAATTCTGTTCTTATAACTGCTGTGAATGGTGACATTTCTATTGTTGCTACAAATGGTAAGATAAGATTACAAGGAACTGACATTGAATTAACTGCTGTAGGTGAGGGTCAGACTAAAGGTAATATAAAATTGGAAGCTACTGAAAATGTTCTTATTGAGTCTAAAAAAGTAGTAGTTACTGCAAAGACCTTGTATAAACTTTGCACTGCTGGTGATGCAGAAATTGTTGCCAATGGTGTATTAGAAATTTATAGTGCTATAATTAGAGGGGTAACGGATGCTGTTAAGATCAAAGATTCTAAAGTTGCAGGACAGGCGATCTTTGATAAAAATAATCCAAATGAGGCAGCAAAGAGAGCACAAAGAGCTGCTCAAGCTGAACAAAGAAACTTTGATTAAGAGGTAAATCACATGCAACTTGATGACGTAAACATTGGTGGACAACTTATAGTTGGTACAGGAGTTTTCCGTGCTATTAAGTCAGGGTGGAGAAGAATTAATGGATCAGCAGGGATTGAAGGTCCAGTTGTTATTGGTAATCAGGAAACATTTCCTTTAAATGAAGCAACATTAATGGTTGGTCCTACAACTAATAATGATGATGAATGTGTTCCAGCAACAAGTAGTGTAGGAGTATCAGGTAGACTTCCTACAGCAGTTAAGACAAGAGGGAATATGTATATTACTGGTGATTTATATGTCACTGGTTCAGTTGATTGTCAGTCTACTGGTAGATTAGAAGCAAGACATGTTAAGGCAGATAAATCCCCCAAGTTATTTGATATGGAGCATCCTTCTCCTGAAATGAAAGGATATCGTCTTGCTCATGCCTGTATAGAAGGACCAGAGGTTGGTGTATATTATAGAGGTAGATTAAGAAATGAAAAAGAGATAATACTACCAGAGTATTGGAAAGATTTAGTTCATATGAATAGTATTAGTGTTCAGATACAACCTATTGGTGCTCATCAGGATATTATTGTAAAGAGATGGGATATACAAAAGATTTATCTTCAATCAAAGAGTGGTATACCGATAGATTGTTTCTATCATGTGTATGCTGAAAGAAAGGATGTGAATGGTCTTATAGTTGAGTATGAAGGTGAGACCTGTGAAGATCATCCTGATAGAAAGGGTGATGATCCTAAATATGCTGACACCATGAATACAAGGACGCTTTGACAATCTGCTATAGTGTGCTATACTACATAGAGTAAGCCACCTTTGACTCTATGGATGATGAATACTTGACTAGATGTGTGGTGGACACATTGAAAAGAACTTTTTATCTTTATTCTAGTGAAGGGGATAAGAAAGTAGTGACATGTGATACGGTAGAAGAATTCATGAGTGT